GTAAGTGTGAAATCGCCCTACGTCAAGAAGGTACCCTGGACCCTTTAGAGGTGATCGATCAAATGTAGAAACTCCGTTTTCACATCACCCCCTGTACTCGTATAAGCTAATATGTTCTTCTTTTTCGAAGCTTCGCGAGCCACTTCTTTCCAATGCGGATCTCCAGTTGGCGCTGTGAAATATGCCGTTGCTCGCACCACATCTTTTATACTGTTTGAAACTAACATAACCGCGCTCTCCCGCGCTCCTATCGGAGCCATCTTCCTCTCCACACCACCAATCATGCTTAGCAGTTTCTTTTGACTCATGACCCCTTCTATAGTAATTCCAATGCGTGCCGGCTCCTCAGACGTCTTTTCTTCCTCGACACCTTCTCTCTGCGCGTCACCATGGGCTTTCTTCCTCTGCTTGCGTCCTCCTCTCTCAACGGCTTTAGCATGCGTCCCATTCTTCTCTTTCCGCCGCAGATCTCTCAATCTCTCCGTCTGCTCGGCCACTCCCTCACGGGAAATTCCCAACTCTTTCTGGAGACTGCGTTCCACCTCGATGATCTGAGCTGGAACCTCATCCCTGTAAACATCAATCTTCGTACCGTATTTAGATTCAATCGCGCGAGCAATCTCTTCCGTTAGAACTACCCATCTTCCTCCATTCGTTCCAGTAGCTCCAACTCCCGCATCAGCATCTCCACCTCCTCCTCCAACCTTTCCATCTCCTCTGTTAGCATTCTCGTTCGCGCGTTCTCCAGATCCTTTTGTGCCTGATCCAGATCCCACTGCAGTATGTATGCGTCTATCCACATCTGCATCTTTAGTCTCTTTGCCGCCCTCTTCCTTCTGGCCGCTCTCCGATTGCGTCCCCTCACCATCCTTTGATCCTTCTGCTTTGCTCTCCTCTTTAGGTTCTGTTTTATCCTCTTTTCCGCCCTCACTCTCCATCCAATCAACCAAATTAATCTGAATCTGCCTCTGTTTTAACTCCTCGGATGAACGCTTGATCACGTCACCGGGTGCAAGAAGTATCGCAGCTGACATATGCGATTTTTTAAC